TTCCACTTGGAGACAGATTATTTGAAATAAAATACGTTGAACACGAAAAACCATTTTACCAACTACAAAAAAATTATGTTTATCAGTTGACATGTGAACTCTTCAGATATGAAGATGAAATTATTGATACAAATGTGGATGAGATTGATGATAACGTCGTGGATCAAGGTTATATCCAAACACTAACACTTGTCGGCAGTGCTTCTACAGCAACAGCAATAACAGGAATAGTAAATGGTGGTGTAAGAAAAATTACACTCACAAATAGAGGAAGTGGATATACTTCCATACCTAGGGTTGCAATTTCCTCTGCACCTGTTGGAGGTTTAACTGCTATTGGTGTTGCAACTATGATTTCGGGAATTATTGATTGCAATGGAGTAACATCAGACAAAATACAGGGAGTTGAGATAATAAATCCTGGGTATGGATATACTCTTGCTCCAGGAGTTTCATTTATTGGTGGAGGTGGAGTTGGTGCTGCAGCCACTACAGAAATTGCAGACGGTGTTATTGGAATAATAACGATTACTAATGGTGGATCTGGTTACACATCTTCGCCAGTTGTAACTATTAGTTCTCCTGGAATAGGAACAACAGCTTCTGCATTTGCTGTTGTAAGTGCCGCTGGAACAATTACATCCATAAGAGTTGTCGATGCTGGTGTTGGATATACTGTTGCACCAACAATAACCATAGGATCTCCAATTGTTGGTAGCGGAAATACTGGATCTTATATTTTTAATGAGATCGTTACTGGATCAGTAAGTGGAACAACAGCAAGAGTGAAGACATGGAGTGCCATAACTAATATTCTAGAAGTTTCTGTAATTTCGGGATCATTCGTTTCGGGAGAGAATATTGTTGGAACTGCAAGTAGTGCTACTAGAATTCTTAGAACTATTGATGTAGATGATATTAATGATCCATATGCAAAAAATGATATAATAGAGGAAGAAGCAGATCAAATTATTGATTTTTCGGAGACAAATCCTTTTGGTATGCCTTGAAACATAAATAACCTTAAGGTTTTGTCAAGTACTTTACAAAAATTTTAAAATGTTTGAATATTTCTATCATGAGATATTAAGAAGAACCGTTATTTCTTTCGGTTCTCTTTTCAATAATATTTCAATTAAACATACAAATAACTCTGACGAGGTTGTTAGTGTTATTAAGGTTCCTTTGGCATATGGACCAACACAAAAGTTTTTAGCAAGACTTGAACAATCCCCAGACTTAAATAAACCGGTACAAATGACTTTGCCCAGAATGTCATTTGAATTTATTGGTTTAAGTTATGATCCTCAGAGAAAAGTAACACAAACTCAAACATTTATAACAGCGCCAACTTCAAACAAAACTCAGGAAAAAAAGGCATACATGCCAGTTCCATATAATATGCAGTTTGAACTGAGTATTATGACCAAGTTGAATGATGATATGCTCCAAATCGTGGAACAAATATTACCATATTTTCAACCATCATACAATATGTCGGTAAATCTTATTGAAGAAATTGGAGAAAAGAGAGATATTCCAATTGTTTTGGACAGCATCACAATGAGTGATGATTATGAAGGTGATTTCAGCACCAGAAGAGCATTAATTTATACGCTTAGATTTACTGCCAAAACTTATCTATTTGGTCCTGTACTTTCTGCATCTTCAGATATTATTAAGAAAGTTTCTGTTGGTTTTATTGCAGCATCTTCTTCCGGATCAGATTCTAAATCTGGAGCAAGAGATCTTACATATTCGGCAGAACCAAGGGCTATTAAAAACTATACTGGAACTGTCACTACTAGTTTGGTTGGGGACGTTGGACTATCCGAAACACAAATTACTGTAGAAGATGCATCATCGATTCCAGAAAAAACTTATATCGTAATTAATGATGAAGAAATGTATGTTGAATCAAAATCTGGAAATATTCTCACTGTAGTAAGAGGATCTGATCAGACAGTAGCATCTAACCATGTTTCTGGTGCAGATGTTAAGAAAATAACAAGTGAAGATAATCAACTAATTGAAGTTGGAGATGACTTTGGATTTAGTGGCGGATTCTCATGAAAATGACGAAAAAATTTGACGACCTAAATGAAACATTCAATGTTTCTGGAGAAATCGTAGAAAAGCAAGTAGAACCTATCGAAAAAGTTGAAAAAGTTACATCTTCCATAGAAGATGTAAAAAAAGATTATGAATATACTAGAGGAAACTTGTACTCTCTGATCGAAAAAGGTCAGGAAGCAATAAACGGTATTCTTGAACTTGCACAAGAAAGTGAAATGCCAAGGGCATATGAAGTTGCAGGACAATTGATTAAAAATGTGGCAGATGCAACCGATAAATTAATGGACCTACAGAAAAAATTAAAAGATCTGGATGAAGATAAAAATATTAAGGGTCCAACAAATGTTACTAATGCATTGTTTGTAGGTTCAACAGCAGAATTAGCCAAACTCCTCAAAAAGCAATCTACCAATGAAAACATTTAAACAGTTTCAAGAAGATTGGAGTAATAAATATAAAAAGAGTATTGATTGCTCGAATCCAAAAGGATTTTCTCAACGCGCTCATTGTGCATCGAGAAGAAAGAGAGCCAAAGGTGAAGAAACTAAATCAAAACCAGTTGAATGAAGGATCAAAAGTTTTCACATAAAACACCACACCTAAAAGGGAAACAGCACCAGCTAGATCCCAATTTAGATTTAAAACAACTTGTTCATCACGCAGCAGTTCAGTATGTTGATCGTGATGCAGATGGTGATGTGGACGTTTATGATAATCCAAAAAAGAAAACTCCAGACGAAAATCCGATCGATATTAATGTTGGTGCCGGATCCAAAAAACTATTAGCAAAACAAAAAGGTGAATTAAAACATACTAGAAGGGGTATGGCCTATGAAGATCTTCGCAAGTGGTTCGGAACTGGTGGTGAAGGTGGTGTAGGTGGCGGTGGATGGGATCGCTACAATAGTAAAGGTGAAAGAATTGGCAAATGTGCTCGTGAACCAGGAGAGCCAAAACCAAAGTGTTTGTCAAAAGAAAAAGCAGCAAAAATGTCAAAGGATGAAATTGCTGCAGCAGTAAGAAGGAAAAGAGAAGCAGATCCAGTAGCAGATCGTCCAGGAAAAGGAGGAAAACCAAAAATGGTATCTAATAAGATAGAAGAGCAATCGGATGAGATGAGATATTGTCCGATGTGTAGAAAGAGAGAAAGAAGAATGGAGTGTTCCTATGGGCCTGCTATGTGGGATGCAGTAACTATTAGTGGGGTTACTGAATCTAAAAAACCAGAACCAGATCATGAGCACTCAATGGCAAGATCTGAACTTTCTACTATTGAAAGAGCAGTAAAGCGTCTCAGATCTAAAATGAAGGGAGAAGGTAATATTGAAGCATGGGTACAATCAAAAATTACCAAAGCAGCAGATTATATTGATGCTGCCGCAGATTACTTAGATAGTGGTGAGCATAATGTTCAAGGATCTATGGATGAAGAAAAGAATAAGTGTCCAGAGGGCCAATATTTCTGCAACAGAGAAAATAAGTGTAAACCAATTCCTAAAGGATATCATTTAATGTCAAATGGAGCTATCATGAAAGATAGTGAAATGAAAGAGGCAAAAGATCCTTGCTGGACTGGATATAAGCAAGAAGGTTTAAAGAAAAAAGGTAATAGAATGGTTCCAAATTGTGTTCCAGAAGAAGTAGATTTGGAAGAAGAAAATAAACCAACCAATCCATCACTTTGGTCAAAGTGGAAGGCAAAGGCAAAAGCAAAGTTTGATGTATATCCTTCAGCATATGCAAATGGTTGGGCTGCAAAAGGATACAAGTCAGAAGGTGGTGGTTGGAAGTCAGTTAAAGAAGAAACCATTGAAGATTTAAATGGAAATACCTTCGCAGAAGTTATTGATTTGATTAAACCAGATCCTTTAGTTTCTGAGGAAAATGGAAAAGTATGTGAAGTATGTGGAAAGTCACCTTGCGAATGTTCTTCAAAGAGACCAATGGGAGGAAGTTCCGCGAAACCAGGTCCAAATAAAAATTATGTAAAACCAATGGGAGAGTCGGTTAGAATTCCATCAAAAACTGGAAATATTATTCTAGTTACTTTGAGTTGGAGAGGAAAGTATTTTATGATCAAACTGTTCTTCCCACAAACAACTAAACCAAATCGTCAGGAAGTTCAGGATCAAATTGAAAAGGTTTATCCTGGTTCTAGAGTTCAATCATATTATATCTCAGATATTAAACCTGGTGAGCAGTTTCTTCAAGTAGAAGGTGCTGCATGGACTAAGAAAGAAGGGCAGAATAAAGAAGGTGGATTAAATGAAAAAGGTCGTCGTTCATATGAAGCAGAAAATCCTGGTTCAGATTTAAAGGCACCATCTAAAAAAGTTGGTAATCCTCGTCGTGCATCATTTTGTGCGAGAATGAAAGGTATGAAGAAAAAATTAACTTCTACAAAAACTGCTAACGATCCAGATAGCAGAATTAACAAGTCACTTAGAGCGTGGAACTGCTAATGAAAAGTTTTAAGCAATTTCTATCAGAGTCAGTAAATATCTCTGGAGATTTCAACGGAAATCTTTACATTAACAGTTCGGAACCTGAAGTGGCGAAAGAATCATTCGTTGCTGATGTGGTTTGGGAGGGAAAAATTTATAGGATGGAAGTTGAAGGTAGAATGATGAGCAAGAATGAACTCGCAGAACATCTCCAAGGAGAATATCCTGGAGCAATTGTTCATAACATTTATCCAGCATCTCAACAAGCATCAAGAATTAAAAACGTACAAAGATATCAACCAGAAAGATTAACTTGGGGTGAATGATTAATGGCTCAGTGGAATAAAAATGAACAGGACTTTTTAAATCAAGAAAGAACACTTTTTGAAGTTTTTGGTGCTGCAACTAGAGATGGAAAGATCGTTGATAATCTCAATAGATTTCCAGTAAGCGTAAATCCAGATGCTTTTGGCAGAACAAGAGTATCAAATCCACTTACACTATTTGATTCGTCTCACAGATATAGAGATAATAATCTTTGGGACGAATCACTTGTAGGAACTGGTGCTACGGTTGGATTTTCAACTACTGAGGGGCTAATCAATATTGGTATTGGAACTACAAGTGGTGAAGCAGTTATTAGAGAAACAACAAAAGTATTCTCATATCAACCAGGAAAATCTTTACTTGTTTTAAATACCTTTGTTCCTGCTACACCAAAAGAAAATCTAAGACAGAGAATTGGATATTTTGGTGCCGATAATGGAATGTATTTTGAAATTAATGACACAACTCCTTACTTTGTGGAGAGGAGTTTATCTACTGGTACTGAAACTTCAGTAGCGCAAGATGATTGGAATATTGATAAGTTAGATGGAACTGGTGTTTCTGGTATTACATTAGATATTTCCAAAGCACAAATTCTTTGGATGGACATTGAGTGGTTAGGTCTTGGCACAGTCAGAATGGGATTTGTGATTGATGGGAAGTTTATTCATTGCCACTCATTCCATCACGCAAATAGAATTCAATCAACTTATATCACAACAGCATCACTTCCTTTGAGATATGAGATTGCCAACACTGGAATTACTACAAGCAGCAGCACTATGAAGCAGGTTTGCTCTTCTGTAATTTCAGAAGGTGGTTATGAATTGCGTGGATTGCAACAAGCAGTAAATACTCCAATTACAGCACCAGTAGATTTACCTTCTCCTGCTGGCACTTTCTATCCAGTTATTTCTATCCGTCTCAAATCTTCTCCAAATAGATTAGATGCTATTGTAATTTTGACAGCACTATCACTGATGGGCACTGGAAATGGACCAGAATACAACTGGCAAGTGAGAGCATCAGCAACTACTACTGGTGGAACTTGGACAAGTGCTGGTGTAGATAGTGCTGTCGAATATAAGATTGATGGAGGAACGGTAAGTGGTGGAAGAATATTAGCATCTGGTTTCTTCTCATCAAATAATCAATCTTCTGCAAATGTGGATATTCTGAAAGAAGCACTATTTAAGTTTCAATTAGAAAGAAATGGACTAACTGGAACTCCTTATGAATTGACACTTGTATGTGCCACTAATAGTTCTGGTGCTGATGTTTTCGCATCACTGGACTGGGAAGAAATTAGTAGGTAATTTTTATGAGTGATGTATATCTTGGTAATCCTTTATTAAAAAAAGCCAATACTCCAATTGAGTTTACTGAAGAACAAGTTCTTGAATTTTTGAAGTGTCAAGATGATCCTGTTTACTTTGCAAATAATTATGTCAAAATTGTTACTCTGGATCATGGTTTACAAACCTTTAAACCATACCATTTTCAAGAAAAATTAATTAAAAATTTCCATGAGCACAGATTTAATATCTGTAAGATGCCTCGTCAGACGGGTAAATCTACAACTGTGGTTTCTTTTCTTCTTCATTATGCAGTATTCAATGATAATGTAAATATAGGTATCCTGGCAAACAAAGCAGCAACTGCTAGAGAACTATTAGACAGATTGCAGACAGCATATGAAAATCTACCAAAGTGGATGCAACA